TGTGTGTTTCGTGAGATTCCGATGGTTGCGCCCCCAAAAACCGCTTCCCGGTATCAGTACGGTGACAATATGCCAGCCGCAGGGGCGGTTTGCAAGCAGAAATATCATTCCGGTGATACCCAATGAAGAAAGCCCAGCAGGCCGCACAGCCTCCAACCGCTCCCCCTAGAAAAAAGCCGGGGCCAGTTGGCCACGTGCCGACCGCCCAAACCCGCAACCTTGTATCGCTCGCCATGCTCAACGACATGACGCACGCGCAGGCCGCAAGGCTTGTGGAGATCGACGAGGTGACACTGCGCAAGCACTACGCGGATGAGCTGGCGCACGGCAAGGCCCGGATGATTTCCATGGTGGCCGCGAACCTGTACCGCATCGCGCAGCAGACGGCCGATCTGAAGGCCGCGCTCACCGCCAGCATCTTTGTGCTCAAGAGCAAGGGCGGCTGGAACGATCGCGCCGCGCAGGCCGACGTAGAGGTGGAAACGCCGGGGCCGGTGAAGGTGCGCCTGCGGCTGGGTGACAAGGCGGAGAGCGCCTAATGGGTGCCGCCCGCAAACTGCTTGAGATCGAGTACGAGCGCCCATGGCTGTACCCCGCTCAGCAGCGGGCAATTTTCGATTGCGTGGATCTGAACGGCGAGCCAGCCCGCTACGGCGTGGTCGAGGCCAGCACCAAGGCCGGGAAAACGGTTGGCTGCATGGCGTGGATTGTCGAACAGGCGTACATGAGAGCGGGCATCAACCGCAACTTCTGGTGGGTAGCCCCGGTCTACCCGCAGGCCAAGATCGCGTTCCGTCGCATCAAGGCCGGGCTACCTACAGGATCGTTCGCGGCAAACGAGGCCGATCTGAAGATCACGCTGCTGGGCGTGGGCTCAACGATCTGGTTCAAGACGGGCGAAAAGCCCGACAACCTGTACGGTGAGGATGTGTACGCCGCCGTGGTGGACGAGGCCAGCCGCTGCCGCGAGGATTCGTGGATTGCTCTGCGCTCCACCCTCACCGCTACCAGAGGCCCGGTGCGGATCATCGGTAACGTGAAGGGACGGGCCAACTGGCACTACCGTATTGCCCGACGCGCCGAATCCGGCGAACCCGGCTACAGCTACGCCAAGCTCACTGCCTACGACGCGGTGGCCGGTGGCGTGCTCGATGCGGCTGAGATCGAGGATGCCAAGCGAGCGCTGCCCGAACAGGTGTTCCGCGAGCTCTACCTTGCCGAACCCTCCGACGACCAAGGCAACCCGTTTGGCATCCAGCACATCGCCGCTTGTGTCGCACCGCTATCCGAATCCCGCCCCGCCGCCATCGGCATCGACCTCGCGAAATCGTTCGACTGGACGGTGGTGATCGGGCTCGATCGCATGGGCAACGTGTGCGGATTCGAGCGCTGGCAGGGGCCGTGGGAAGAAACGGAGCGGCGCATTTTGCAGCTCACTGGCAACACTCCCACCCTTGTGGACTCGACGGGCGTTGGCGACCCGATCGTGGAGCGCCTGCAGCGCAAGCGCGGCAACTTCACCGGCTTCAAGTTCACCTCCGAATCCAAACAGCGCCTCATGGAAGGGCTCGTCATGGCCATCCAGCAGCGCCGCATCCGATTTCCAGACGGTCACATTCGCAAAGAGCTGGAAAACTTCGAGTACGAGTACACGCGCACGGGCGTCCGATATTGCGCGCCGGAAGGCGTTCACGATGACTGTGTGATGGCACTGGCACTTGCAGAAGAGCAGCGCCGCCAGAGCTTCCCCGAAACCCTCAATTCCCGACCCGACTCACTGCCACGGATTAGCCCGTGGATTTCGGGCGATCGATCTGGAGAGTAACCATGGCAGAGCGCAAGGCCGTCAAGTACGACGCCAGCACCGTTGGCACATCTGGCCTGCAGCAGTACGGCGGATACGTCAACGAAGAGTTCGTGAAAGAGCTGCGCGGCAACAACGCCGCCCGCGTTTATCGCGAAATGGCCGACAACGATCCCACCATCGGGGCCATGTTGTTTGCCATCACCACGCTGATCCGGCAGGTGCAGTGGAGCTTCCAAAGCGCCGACGACTCCCCAGAATCAGAGGCCGCCAAGCAGTTCGCGGAAGAGGTGCTCAACGATATGAGCGTCTCGTGGTCGAGCGTGGTGGCAGAGATCTGTTCCATGTTCACCTACGGCTTCGCGCCCATGGAAATCATCTGGAAGAAGCGCGACGGCACAGATGCCCGTGATGGCAGCCGCCGATCTGCCTACACGGACGGCCGCATCGGGCTGCGCGCACTCTCGCTGCGCGCCCAAAACACGGTCAACCGCTGGGAGATCGATCCGGAGGATGGATCTATCGACGGGCTGTATCAGCAACCGTGGCAAGGCCCGCAGGTGTTCATCCCGATTGAAAAGATCGTGCTCTTTCGCACCACCGAAGAGAAAAACAACCCGGAAGGCCGCAGCGTCCTGCGCAACGCCTATAGGCCGTGGTACTTCAAGAAGCGCATCGAAGAGATTGAGGCCGTGGGCATCGAGCGCGATCTGGCCGGGTTGCCTATCGCTTACATCCCCGCGCAGTACCTCAGTTCAGACGCTGACCCGATGGATAAGGCCGTTGCCAACGAGTACAAGCGCCTCATCCGCAGCATCCGCCGCGACCAACAGGAAGGGCTCGTGCTGCCCAGCGCCCGCGATTCGTCGGGCAACCTCATGTTCGATGTGAAGTTGCTCAACGCAGGCGGCTCGCGCACGTTCAACACGACGGAGATCATCGACCGCTACGACAAGCGCATCGCCGGTTCCGTACTCGCGGATTTCATCTTCCTTGGCCAAGGGGCCACGGGCTCGTTCGCGCTTTCCAGCGACAAGACGCAGCTTTTCGCCACCGCAGTGGGGGCGTTCACCACTTCGATCTGCGACACGTTCAACCGCCACCTCATGCCGCGGCTTTGGAAGCTCAACGGCATGGATGTGGAATATATGCCCACCCTCGTGGCAGGCGATCTGGAAAAGCCGGATCTGACCGCGCTGGGCGAGTTCATCACCAAGCTCACGACGGCCGGCGCCCCGTTGTTCCCGGATCGAGAGCTGGAGAACCACCTGCGCAACGCAGCGGGCCTGCCGCTCGCGCCGGAGGAAGGCGTGGATTCAGAGCTGCGCTCGATGAGCGATCAGACAGACATGGCCGAAATGCAGGGGCGCATCGCATCAGCGACCGCGCAGGCCGAAGGCGAAGCGGATCAAGAGGAATAATCGATGGCCGACGAAATCAAACTCGTACGCGGCAACAACCGCCCGTACATCAAGATCACGCTCACCGATGCGGATAACGTAGCCATCGATCTGAGTGCAGTTACCACCACCGTATCGGTGCGGTTCCGCTCCGTCACGAGCGAAACAACGCTGGCAACGCTCTCAACCACGAAGATTGGCAACGGCACCACGGGCGAAGTGCAGTTCAACTTCCCCGGCTCCACGCTGGATGTGCCGGCTGGGAACTACGAGTTCGAAATCGAAGTGGACTTTAACGGCGAGAAGCAGACCGTTTACCAAACGGTGAAGTGCATCGTTCGCGAAAAGTTCGCCACGACCTAACCACAGGAGCGAAACATGGCTATCGTTTACAGCACAGCCGCGAAGAATGCCCGATTGACGGCGGTTCGCGATCAGATCGATGCAGGGGCTGGCCCCGGCGTGCTGCAGGTTGGCACCGCAGGCATGGCCACCGTGCTCGCTGAGATCACCTTGGGCGATCCATGCGGAACCGTGGCCGCTGGCGTGCTCACGTTCTCCGGATTCCCACGCAGCGATACCTCTGCCAACGCCGCCGGCACCGCCGCTGCCGCCCGCATTCGGGACTCGGCAGGCAATGACGTAATCACAGGCTTGACAGTGGGGCTCACTGGAACGGACATCGTGCTCGACTCGGTGACCTTTTCCGAAGGACAGCTTCTGATGATCAACACTGCGACAATTTCGCACGCTTAACCCGTCAGTTTTCTGCCGTTGACAACAAGCAATCGGCGGAGATGATTGTGTGGCGCGCACTAGCACGCCGCTATTTCGTCAGGGCCACGCTGTGCTCTAACCATAGGATCAAACAATGGCTATTCAGCTTTCGACTGCGGTTCGCAATGCTCGACTTGACGTAATCGAATCAACGGTAGGCACGAGCGCGATTCTTCGCATTCGCTCTGGCGCCGCTCCGGCAAACTGCGCGGCCGCTGACACGGGCACCGTGCTTGCCGCGATCACGCTTCCCTCAGACTGGATGGCCGCCGCTTCGAACGGCTCAAAGGCGCTCTCTGGCTCGTGGGTGGATTCATCGGCCGACAACACCGGCACCGCCGCTCACTTCCGCCTGTACGACAGCGCGGGCACCATCTGCCACTTGCAGGGCACGGTTACGCTCACCGCTGGCGGTGGCGATATGACGGTGGATAGCACGAGCTTCACGGCCGGCCAGCAGTTCACCGTTACCGGCTTCACGCTCACTGATGCGAACGCCTAACGATGGCCGACAACCTTGGCTATACCCCCGGAGCTGGCGCTGAGGTAGCGACAGACGAGATCGATGGCAAGCATCACCAACGCGTCAAGGTGGTGCTTGGCAGCGATGGCGTCTCCGATGGCGATGTTTCAAGCGCAAACCCCATGCCCGTGCAGGTGCTTGGGGAAGCCATCGAAGCCATTGAGGCAATGCGCTACGCGCTGCAGGCACTCACCCGCACGGTGGGGCAAATGCAGCCCGATACCGCATCGCGTATGCGCGTGGCCATCGACGCCATCTCGGCCAGCCTTACTCTCGCCACCATCACCACGGTGGGCACGGTTACGACGGTTTCAACGCTCACGAACCAAACGCAGATCGGCGGCTTTGCAGCCACCGAACAAATCCCGTCGCTCATGCGACTCGGCGCAGATTCCTTGCGACGTAACATCTCGGTGACCTAAATGGCAACGACCAACGGCAATCGCAAAATCCTCGATCTCAAGCGCTGGGAATTTTGCACCCCCGCACCGCAGGCGACGGCGGCGGCTCATTTCATCGTTTCGAGCCGCCACTACCGCCAGCAGCAGCTACTAATATCCAGCAACACTGGCGCGCAACTCTACAACCCGCAAGAAGACGGCTGGATTCTTTTGCCCTCGCCCGCGCTTGCCGGTACTTTCGGCGCTGGAGCGTGCGGCGTGGCAGGCTCGTTCTCGACGGGCGCCACCGCTGCGGTGTCCTCACTCACGGCCACGGCCGGATCGACCACCTCGATCACGACCAACCAAACGCTTGCTCGCGACCTTCGCGGGTACTCGGTTTTCTTCGTTGGCGGCACCAACTCTGGCAAGCTAAAAACGATTGCGTCGAACACCATCGGCGCAAACGCCGTCATCACGTTCACAGATGCAGAGGCGGTGGCCTTCGACGCCACGAGCCAGTACCGCATCAAAGCGCCCGTTTTCTTCGTGCTCGGCGCCGGTACGCTCGCGGCGGGTTCGTTCAAAAAGTATGACTTCGCAACGAACACGTGGGTAACGCTTGCGAACACCGGCCTCCCGGCAACGGTTGCCACTGACGGCCGGCTCATATCGACGCCGGCATGGATCGATAGCGGGTTCAAATCATTTGCCACCGGCACGGCTACGGCTGGCGGCGCGAACACGCTCACGAACTCGGCGAAGAACTGGGCCACGAACCAGTGGGCGAACTCGCAGGTGCGCATCAGTGCTGGCACGGGTGCTGGCCAGATCCGCACGGTGGCGTCGAACACCAGCACGGTGCTCACCGTTTCTGCAAACTGGACAACGCAGCCCGATGCCACGAGCCAGTACAGCCTTGAAGGAAATGATGACTTCATCTACTTCATGGGCAACAACGCAGTAACGCTCTACCGCTACAGCGTGAGCGGCAACACGTGGACAACCCTCAGCCCGGCTGTGGCGCGTGCTGCGGCTCCGGGCTTGGGCGCGAGCGGCCACTGGATTCACAGCGTAAGTGCGGCTGACTGGACGAACGAAAACGCAATCCTCAACGGCCGTTACATCTACAGCTTCCGTGGCGGCGCAGGCGCTCTGCTCGACCGCTACGACATCGCCGCGAACTCGTGGGCCGCAATCACTTACGCGCCGGCAGCGGAAACTTTTACCACCGGCTCGAAATACAGCTACTGCAAAGACCGGCTGTACATCTCAAAGGAGGCGACGGGCCGTTGGTTCGCGTATG